TTGTATGTAAGGTCAGAACAGCAGAAAGCACCATTCAGAATCGAGGCCTTTGGGGTCACGTACTTTCAACGCAAAAAAAAGAACGACCAACAAACGAGGTTTAATTCGCTCATTGATCGTTTCATTATCTTTTTATTCCTTCACGTTCAAGCAGTCGATAAATTGTTCCCGTTCCAACTTTGTAAGTCTTGCGAATGTCAGCAATTGAAACGCCGTCTTGATAATCCTTAATGATTGCGTTGCGTCTAACTTCTTCTTCTCCGCCTTCAACTAACTTCGTTTTACGTCCTTTAAACTTTCCTTTGGCTTTAGCAATTTCAATTCCTTCACGTTGACGACGCTTATTCTTCTTACGCTCCTGCTCCGCAACATATGCCAGCATCGATAGGAATTGATCCTCTAATAGCTTACCGATGTCCCCCATAGACTTAAACCTTCTACTATCGAATAGCTCTGCATTGGACGTTATAACGATGTCCGCGCCTACCTTCCGCGTGATATACTTCCACTCGTCAATTACATCGTCATATGAGCGTCCTAATCTATCCAAGTCGTCCATATAGATTAAGTCGCCACTTTGTATAATGCTGCGTAACTCTTGATATTGCGGACGGTTCGTATCCTTCCCCGACGCTTTATCGACGAATACATTCTTACGCTCAACGCCTAGCTCCTTTATTGTCACAAGCTGACGAGCCTCGTTCTGCTCAACTGTAGATACACGTACATAACCGTAAGTTGTCATCGTATTACCGCCTTTATCCGTTATTGTTACCATTATCGTACCAATAATTACGGTAATAGTCAAACGGTAATTTAAGAATAGCGCCATATCAACGTTTGTAAGCACTCATTTTCATTACCACATAAGTGTACTCTATCGGTAATAACGTTACCCCTCGAGTTTCAGACCGCCCCGTCCAATCCGACTGCCTACCCCCTGTAATCTGCGTTAACATTACGTTATCTCACTTTACACAAATCGTAATAATTACGCTTCCTTCTATTATATGTACCGCTGAATCCTTCGTATTATGTAAGGTAATGTAAAGTGTTTCAGGTGCACGTCCACTCGGAGCCTCTGCCCGATAAATGACGGGTTGTGCTGAGTCAAAAATACTGCTATATCGCCGAAAATCATTGCTGTACCGTACGAGTTCCTTCTATATAATGCGTTAGTTTTACGTTATTGGCGGTCAAAGTGTTTTAAGGGTACGTGCAAATCCGTCATCTGCCCGATAAAACGTGCTGTATACTCCGATTAACTAGCGTCGATTTTGCGTTAAAATCGGACATAATCGGAACTATGTATTTGGAGTTTCTTCTATATAATGCGTCGATTTTGCGTTATGTCCGATTGTGATTATTGAAATCGGAGTTATTACGCAATTAGGCATAAAAAAAGACGGCAAGCACCGTGTAATTTAGATGCCCACCTTCGTTGTTCAGACGTTATGATTAATAGCCAACTTGAGTCGCCTGTCTCTCGATTAATTTCGCTAATTTGTATGCGATATCTTCGATGTCAGCATCTTCGCGTACTATAATTTGGTCAGCTAATTTTGCGATACTAATTCCGCCTGAACCGTTTCCGCCGTTACCTTCCGAATACTCTCGGTTCTCCTTCGCAGTCATAACGCGTTCGCCTTTGTGCAATCGTGCCGAATACAGTTTGTTATCGTAAAGGCTTTTTATCCTCTACTTCTTACGGTTTCCCGCAAGCTCGGCGTACATTTTCACCTTCGTCAAATATGCGTTAAGGTGTCGGGCACTCTTGGAAGGGTTATTGCTCTCATAACGCTCACCTTCTACGCTCTACGGTGGCGAGTGATGTTCTCGCTTACCTCGGTGTTAACATAGCTTAAGCCTTAATCTCCACCGATTTTGCCCGATTTTCATTGACGAATTTCTCCGTCAAGCGGCTATACAATAACCGTCATATGGCACTGAATCTAACCCGCTGTAATGCGATTTCTTTCCGCCTTTTTTATCTTTCCCTCCGCCAGCACCGATTAAATTACCGACGAAGCTTACTCCAGTACTGATTCCATTCGTTACCCAATCAGGCAGTTTAACGTTGCTAATGTATCCGATAAAGTCCTTAACGTATCCATACGCCGTATTGACCCAGCCACCAAGCGTCTCAAACCACCCTTGCACTTCTGCTAAAGCGCCTGAAAAGTTGTCGAACGCGTTTTTAACGGCAGTTAATATGAAGTCGACGAATGGCGCTAATATGTTATCCCATAGCCATTTAATAACGGTAGACAAAGCCTCGAATCCTATTGCTAGTGCCGTTAAAATCGGCTGTGCTATCGACCATAAAGTCGAGAATAATTGAATTAAGAACGAAATGGCCGGAGCGATCACATTATTGAAAATAATCATAACAACGTCACCGACGATTTGGATATAGTTCCATAGACTGCTCAGAATCGGCTCAATTATCAGCCAGGCATTCGTTAGGATGTTACCTATCGTAGTCCATGCTGTAGAGAACGCTGTTTTAAGTTGCTCAAAAATCGGAGCAAATTGCGTTATCTTTTCGGTAATGTACGACTTAACTTCCTCGAATTTAGACTTGAGCGTTTCAAACGAACCCTCGCCAAAAATTTCGTTGAATACTCCGCCAAATCCGCCACTTTTAAATGCAGTCATCAATCTGGAAACTTTCGCTTTAATTCCATCAATAACTGCGTTTATTTTAGTTGCGATATCTGGAGGAAACAGTGCGCTTATTAAGCCACTTGTACCGCCAGTTTTAAATGCGGACCATAGTGTTTTCACTTTCGATACAATACCGCCTATGACTTCTTGTGCCGGACCTAACTTACTTAGGATGTTAGAGGCAAACTCAGCAACCTTGTCCGTTAGTACTCCAAACCAAGGTGTCAGCTCAGCTAATACGCTAGTAAGCTTATTAAATACATTAAGCAAGACCGCGCCGAGTGGTGCTAGTGCCTTCACAACATCTACAACCACAGACCAAATGTTACCTAGGATGTCTAATAGTACGGGTCCGTTTGTTTTTGCATATTCAATGAAACTTTGAAATCCTTTTGACCCACTTAAACTCGCTGACCACTGCTTAAATTTCTGAGTCATGCCGACTAGTCCGTTTTCAATACTGGATCCTAGTGGCGCGAATGCCCTAAACAAATTAAAGACTGCAGCAAATGTGTTACCGGTAATAGTTAACAAGTTCTTGAGACTTTTTGCTGCGTAAGTTTCTAACCACGCGAAAAAGTCTTTCAAGCCACCACTGTCGATGGATTTATTAAAGCCCTGCATGAGATCGACAACTACGTCAGACACATTCTTTATTGTCGGCTCTAAGCCCTTTAATACTTTTTGCGTAACTTGAAGTCCTGCACTAAAAGATTTGAAAACCGGCGCTTCAAACTGTTTTGTGAATCCAGCCCAAAACTCTTTAAAACTTTGCAAATCCTTTAACGCACCTTGTTGCGCTGTGCTCATATCGGCGTATAGTGAGGCCAACTCTTTTTGCACAGCGATTTTCTCTTTGGCACTATCTGCCTTTGCCAATTTTTCCTCGATTTTCTCCACTTCTTTAGATGCTTCGAATATATCGCCGAGTGACGACACTGCGACGGCTCCGAATGCTGCGGCGCCAAGTGACGCTGCGGCGAAAGATGCTGAAAGAGCGCCTACTCCAGCAACAACCGGTCCAGTGGCGGCTCCTAATCCCGCAATTCCATTCGTCAATAGCGATGTTTTCTTTGCCACGTTAGAGATAGAATCTCCCATGTCGTTTATGCTTGCGCTAGTTGAGCGACTTGCTTTATTCATCTGCTCCATCATTTTCGTAATACGTTGTAATTGAGCAGTCCCGCGATCACGAACACGAAATATTGCGGTGAGGTTCATAAACTACCACCCAACCCTTCTTAGTTCGGCTTCGATTTCATCCTCGATCCACTCCATCCACTTTTGTTGATTCTGCAGCGCTGGTTTATCAAGGAATTTCTTTTCACCATTAACGTTCTTACCGCCTGCATTTTCTTCGTGAATGTAGTAAGCGTAGTTAAATCGCCTTGCTCCGCGAGTTGCGTTTGCACTAATCTCGACGCCTGAACCGTCATTTTCCGCAAATACCTCCGCAGTTATCTGCCTACGTAAGTTGCTCGTATCTAACGGCGCAGCATCAACGGATTCAGCTTTCCAATCGTTCTTAACGTCTGTTAAACCTTTTAGCAATGCTGTACCGACTGCCTCTGGCGATTTCTTTAATGCTCGTTCTAGTTGAGATAAGTCGAAATTAAATTCCGCAGACATTACGAGTCACCACCATTCATGCCGCTAATAACGCAATCAAACTCTTGGCATACACGTCTAAAATCAGCGAGTACATCTTGTTCCTCTACTTGTTTAATCGCCAGTGTGAGTGCCTCTAATATCTTGGCTGCAGCTAATGACCATTGAGTATCGGTAACTACAACCTGTAATAATAAAGGCTTGATGTCGTTAGCATATCGAATGTAATCAGCATCAACTTTAAAATTGTGCTTGTCGATATAGTTAATGGCACCGCCTGCTTTTGCTACTATTTGCTTTCCATTCATCCCTTGTGTCCCCCTTGCGTTTTTATACAAAAAAATAAGCGCCGTAGCCGGTAGAAGCCACGACGCCCAAATGTTCGGAGATTGGACGCCAGGTTTTCCACGCCTAGTGTCCTATGACAATTTATCGCCTCGTAGGTATGACACGACTCACGCCGTATCAAAGGCTTGGTGGCGGATTATTCCGCCGTAATAAAAAAGAGGCTGCGAAATTAATCGCTAACCTCTTGGAAATTGTTACGCTAGATTTTTAATTCGACCATGCGCCGACTCTTGTTTGAACTCTAACGTGTATTCACCAACAATAAAACCACGACGATTGTCGCCAGTGATTGCAGTTTCCTGGTGATGGAAACCACGGCTACCTAACGGCTTGATTTTCGTACGGTTAATATCGATGAAGAATAGTTCCGTCGGTTTTACGTTATCATTCATGATTACCGGGAACTGACCGAACTCTGTAACGATATGATCCACTACTTGACCTCGGCTCGTTTCAGCTTGAACGATTCGGATTTTATCACTTTGAAGGTCACTGATTGCACGTTTTTGATTAGTCGATACAATAAACGCATATTGACCGCCGCTCGCTAGACCGCCTTTTTCAAATACTGCTTGCACCAAGTCTCCTAGCATCTTAACCGTAACCGATGCGCCTGCTGCGTCCATAACATTCGTCTTAATTAACTGGCGTAAACCAGCCATATGTCGCACAATGCCGTTGTCTAGCTTGATCCCGTTGATTAGTGATTTTTCAAGCTGTAATGCTACCTCTAACTGTTTCTTCGCTTTTTCGTAGTTATAAAGGTCATCTACTCCGTACTGCTCAACCTCTTGCGCTGAACCTGTTACTTCTACAGATTCCATAAAGATTTGCGTTACGTTATTTTGTGGAGTGCGCGCCTTGTATCGCGATTTCGGTGCGTCTGCTCCCTCCGGTGTCATATCGTATTGGAACTCGATTTCAGCATCTTTTACGATAGCAGCTGCAGTAGTATCAGCATAGCCGCGCTCAACTGTCAGCTTTTTAGCCGGCGCATCAATCGCAGTAACAAGGACTAATTCCTCGTCAATCTGTGCAACTGAATGAATTACGAACGGCTCCACGCTTGCTACTGTTAATTCCGTTGCTGTTGCAATTGCTGCGGCTGTCACCTTCGTTTTTGTATCAAACATTTTATCTTCGTACCACTGGTGGATTACATTCGTTACTGGCTGACTAAAGCCGAGTAAATTAATTAAAGGAGTTTGGTTCGGATTAAGTAATAATACCTCATCCACTACAGATTCTTTCTTACCTGCTAAGTTTGTTGTGTTGATTACGTTTGTCATTATTGGCGTCCCCCAAAT